ATTAACAGGACAGTCATTAGAAGGTGGTTATCAAACTCCGCAAGAAATAGCTGATCAAGTTAAGCCAACAAGAACTAATGTAGCTCCTCAACCAAGCGCTTTACGACAACAAGAACTTAATAAGTTATTAGGAATAGATTAAATACCAAACTTAATATGATCGGCACTACCATTTTTCTCAGCTATTTCTATTTCTTTAGTAGCTTTTTCGACCAACCATTCAACCGTGTTAGCACGGGTTCTATGAGTTAATGATGCGAGTTTGCCTAGTTTTTTGTGAGTCTCTTTGTTTACTCCAATGGTTACATGGGTTGCCATATAGCTTCTCCTGGTATGTCAATTGTTTCTTAAAATATATAAAAAATTGTATAATAAATTATGGGCTATAACAAGTACGGAGCTATAAAAGTGAAGCTAGATGGTATCACATTTGATAGCAAATTAGAGGCGGCAAGATATAAATTTTTAAAAGAATTAGAATCTGCTGGCGCAGTGTCAGACATAGAAGTTCATCCACAATTTCCATGTTTTGTTGAAGGTAAAAAGATCTGCACTTACATAGCAGACTTTAAATATAAAAATGTCAAAGGAGAAGAAGTCATAGAAGATACTAAGGGAGTATTGACTGATGTCTTTAAATTAAAAAAGAAATTAGTAGAAGCAATATACCCAGACGTAACCATAGAAATTATTCAATCGCCTAGGGCCTAATGTCTCAAAAAACTAGGACTTGTACGCTTTGCAAGAAGAGACGGAAGATTAAATTTTTTGAAGCTAGAGAACAAGTTGGTGGTGGCACAACCTATCGTGGTCTTTGTAGAGATTGTCATGTGATAGATAGAAACAGAAAGCGATCATCAAGTTACAAAAGTTTTTTAAATTTACTTCACAATCAGTTAAGACATACTAGAGTTAGTAAGAATCCAGAAAGAGAATGGGAGATAACGCCAGAAGATTTAATAGAAATATGGGAAAACCAAGATGGTCTTTGTGCTTTGTCTGGTGTATTGATGACTCATTATCGAGATGGCAGCGGTAAGAAAGATTTAAATGTAACTATCGACAGAATAGATCCAGAGGAATGGTATGTCAGATATAACATTCAATTGGTTTGTCAGCGTGCCAACATTATCAAACATACCTTGAGTGAGGACATGTTGCTTTGGTGGTGTGAAAATATCATAAGAAATAAAAAGAAATAAAAAATTTTTTTTATATACAAAAATATTTTGTATATAATCCGCGCATGAATTTGAAGAATATACTCACCGGGAGTGCTGGGTATATCATTAGTGTCAGCTTCTCTATATATATGATGAACATATATTTAGCGATCTACACTTAAACCAGTGCTTACTTATAGATCTGTTTTATTTTATAGCCTTTCTCAGAGTTGTTAAGGTTTATCATCTTGCGTTCTAATTTTGGTAATGATTGCCAGAACACTGGAGAGTGTTGGTAATCATATAAACCACAAACAGAACAACGACCGTTTTCCATACTGGTAGGCCAGTGGCAGGCGTTGATGCAAGGATAATCAGCGAGACTAGTAGTTTCGCCTCTAAGACTAGCTATGTTTTTAAATGTATCTAATTTAATTACTTTAGCCATTACGCACCTCTTTATAGAGATATGCGTATTATATAACGATTTTTATATATTATTGCAAACTTTTTATTAAAAAGGTGTAGGTATCAAACCAAATATAAGTTCGTGATCAGGACAATTTTTCTTATCCATTTGTTGTTTTGGATTTAATAAAACACCTTTCTTACCACAACGCCAAGTAGCCCCGGAAACTTCTATCATTGGCTTTGAATGTTTGCAGTTTCTACAGTTTTTAAACTCTGGTTCTGCCCTACCTAGATAAACTTCTTTAGATTCTTTTGGTAAGTTCTTAACCTTCCAATCGTTTTCACTCAAGAATAAATCTGGTGGCTCTGGCGAAGTAATAATTCTTTTCGCCTTCTCTATCAAAGATTGAAAGAGCTCATCATTATATTTAATTACTTCAGTATAAATATCAGAATTGTTTTTGTTGTAAACCAAAGCTAAAGACTTAGGTAATTTAAAAGCGCCCATATAACAATGTACTTGCGCTTCATATTCTAGTGACCAACGCTCGTAACTATTTTCACTGGTTAAATTATTAAATCTTCTGTCATTGGAACTCTTAACTTCTAGGACCATAGAATCATCATCATGCTCTGGCAAGTTTTTAACTACGCCATCTATGTGCCCAGAGAAATGATCGCCAAGTAAAGAAGCTTTGAACTGATCGCCCTTTTTATCTTCAGTAAATACTTCTACGCCATCTGCTTTTTTAAGATACTCAATGACTACATCTTCAATAACATTACCTAGTTCTAAGATCCTAGATACTCTTGGCTCAAACTTATTTGGTGGTAAACACCATCTAAAATTTAACCACAACATTCTTTCGTCTGGATTACCAATCTGACTCATACCTAAATATGGTCGATACTTTGGTGGTTCAGATAACATTACATGATCTATCATTTTATTTATTTTGCTCATAGAAATATCTCCTTATCATTAAAAATTATTTTCTTTACATTAAAATATTTACCTTCTCTTTTTATGCCAACAGACTTAACTCCTTTAAGAGCTCCTTGATTTATCTTGGCCGCTGCTTGTTCAGAAGTTCTAGGCACACCCCAAATTTTTGGATCTACTAAACGGCACCAATGGTTGATTGCTAGTCCGTGCATTCTTGAATGACCAAACATAAGTGGCATCATTCTAGGTAAGAATTGATTATCAACATAAAAGAATACCTTACAATATTTGTTGCCATTTTTAGAGTCAGCAACAGCAGCACTAACACTGGTTACAACTTCTAAAGAACTCTTGTTCTTTTGTTTCTCGTCAGAGATAACTGCTCCAGAATCTGCCTTGGTTTTCTTAGCTACCTTTCTTTCTTCCATAGGCACTAAGAAAGTTAAGAACTCTGCTACTGGGAACTCTTCATTGCATTCGACACATTTCTTTGCATGAGGTGGATTGACAGCCAAACAACTGCCACAGATTTTAGGTCTTCTTATTTTTACTTCTTGATCTGGCTTGGCTGTATCAATACAACCGTGTCTAGCAATGTTCTCGCCATAATCTAAAAGCAAACAATTATCTTTCCCTGGGTACAGTCGCATACCTCGGCCACACATCTGAACGTAAAGCCCTAAACTTTTGGTTGGCCTTAACATAGCAATACAATCTGTTCTTGGTGCATCCCAACCTTCTGTTAAGACGCCGACATTACAAACAGCATGTACTTTTCCAGATTCAAAATCTTCTAGTATTTGTTTTCTTTCTTCTCCAGGGGTTTCGCCAGTTAGTAATCTTGATTCAATCCCATGCTTCTGCAAATGCATGTTCATTTTCATAGCATGCAATACCGATACACAAAAAAATACGGAAGCTGTTCTGCCTTTGGTATATGCTTTGTCTAACCAATCGTTAATGATTGCGACGATGGTCTTCTCATCCATAGCTAATTTTTCTAAATCGGATTCTTTATAATCGCCACCTTTAAATTTAAGCTTGGCTTTACTAGCGTCAATAATAGTATTGTCATCTACTTTATAAGAAGTAATCCTAGCTAGATAACCTTGATCTATTAGTTCTGGTATCTTTGCTTGATAAGCAATGTCATGAAAGAAATGATCTTTTCTTTTGCCATAAATATAACCTTGACCCATACGATAAGGCGTAGCAGTACAACCTAAAACACGCATAGCTCGTTCAGCAGACAACTCATTGATTATCTTTTGGTATCTAGTTTGTTCGTCCGGGGATATGTTATGGGCTTCGTCAATAATGGTATAATCAAAGTGCCCAACTTTTTTTAATCTAGATCCAGAGGCTAACGTATCTCTTGAAGCTACAAGTATTTGAGAATCCAACTCAGATCTTTTCAGCCCAGCTGATAACACACCGACTGGTGCCTCTGGCCATACAGATTTTATTTTTTCTTCTGCTTGTTCGATAAGTTTTTGTCTATGTGCTAAGACTAAAAACCTAGCGTCAGAATATTTTTTTATGGTTCTTTTAATAAAGTTAGAAAATATAACTGTCTTGCCAGACGCAGTAGGCAAACTGAGTAGAGGGTGTTTCTCTATTGACTCAGTTGCAAACCAACTTTCTAGTGCAGTGATAGCGTCTTCTTGATACGGTCTTAGTTTCATTGATCATCTTCCTTGTCCTCTATATGCTTTGAAGGACTTTCTTTTATTCTTGTTCATACTACTGAACTTTACGTTGCGTGAACCTTGACTAGTTTTTTTATACTTAGCCCTAGATATGTGTATTTTTACTTCTCTTCTTATAGCCATCAGTGTCTCGTTTTATCCTTGCTTTCCATTTGAAGTTTAACAGCGTCGAGTACTTCTTCTTCATCAAGCTCCTCTGGATCTATTACATAATCTTCATTCATAGAGTTCCAATCGGTGTTAGCTCCTCCAGCTAAATTGCCTAGCATATCTGCTTGAAAGAAAACTTCTTTTCTAGTCATGCCTTTTTCTTTAGCAATATCGTTAATGACTCTGCCCCAGGATGCACCGATCAACATCGTTGCTTCATTGGTACTGTGTTCCAATACGTCGTAAGTGACGCAACAAACATAGGTTAATAATACTTCTAATAATTTATGTGGACTTTTGATTTCTCCCATTCTTTTGTTGAATGACATCATGTGCATTCGTAATTCTTCTAACAATTCCTTCTTGGAGATCACTTCCAAATCTATTTTGTCTTCTTTCATATAACACCTTCGCTCTCTTTAATCTGTTTATCGAAACAACACAAGCCGCAACTTCGTCAAATAATTCAACTGGCAGTATGTGATTGTTTAACTTATATATTTTTGCTAACAACTTCTCAGAGTTAGCGACTAATTTTTTATCATCAATCATATTTGTTTCCTAATGTGTGCCTACCGAGCTCGTAACGCCGCTCGTATTAATTAACTTGCTCGGTAGGACTTTTTTGGGAGATGACCCAGTTATTTATCCCAAGGCATAGCGTCATCTTCTTCTTGTAAAGGTTTCGCCGCAGGCGCTTCCTCAGATGTAGATGATGTACCTTTGGCTAAATAATCTTGTATCTTATTACTGTCCTCGTACCCATTTGTTCCAGGTTCAATTTTGATCTTGGCTTGGAAAGGATTGTTAATCATTTCGTCCAAGGCACTAGCATTGAAACTGACATCGGTGCTTAACCCTAACGCTTTACGCCAAGCTTTAATTTTCCTAGCGGTTACGGTTACAGCATTACCTTCAAGAGTAAAATACTCCCAAAGTTTTCTATTAGAATGGCTTGGACCGAGTACTTGAAACTCGATTTCAACCATTGCATTTCCAGCTTTAGATGTTCTCTTTTCCCATTTGTTAGCAACTAATTCATAGTCGCCAGCAGGCATAGGTTTAAAGTCATCTTCTTGATCAGGCACTTCGCCTAACATTATTTCAAAGTCATCACTCATGATAAATTTAACTCCTCGCGAAGACATAAAGTACAACAAAGAAGGCCTTTGTATTTATACCCACCGTCTAAAATTTCTTCTCCACAGTGGTCACACAAAATCTCCTCTGACACTTTATGCCTCCGACAGATTTTTAATTGATTTTTTATATTCGTCGTAAAACGAATCCCATTTGAGTTCTATCTTATCTGGAAGAGGAACTCGTCTCTTCGCGTCAAAGGCGGGAGAGAACTTCGTAAACAACATAGGATCACCCATGGCAAGTGCCCTTGTCTGCTCGTTGAAGCCCTTCCCTTCTTTCACAGTACGAACTTGATGGTTCGCAAAGAAATTGAAATCGACCCATTCTCTAATAATAGAAGCTGTCTTGTTGTGCAACTTCAATTGATACCTATCATAAGGTTCTCTCTCTGGGTCGTTAAAAGTTCTAATATCTACATGCGAAAGCAAGATGACATTCATCTTCTTTTGGTCATGCAAGATATCCAAACCTCTTAAAATCTTTCTAAACTTTTCTCTAGCCGCGGTGTAGCCTTTACCATAAGTAATCTCTTCGATACCAGATACATTTTTTTCTTCACACACAGCTTCATGAGTAAGAATCTCTGCCCAGTCTGTAGTATCTAGGACAACTGTTTTACGGTCATGATCCATAGTGGCAAGTTTCTTTATGCAATCAATAATGTCTTGATACTTTTCACACAATGGAAACTTCTTAACATTTAAAAATGCTGTACCTTTCTCGGTACAAATAAAAACTGGATTAGGTGCTTGAGAGCCGAAGGTACTTTTACCTATGCCATCTACACCACCGATATTCATTCTCACTGGACCGGGCTCTAAGCCAGATAATAATTCATCTTCAAGACTTGGCATTGTTGTACCTCCCTGGAACTACTTCTGTACCTAATTTTTTCATGGTAGCAACAAAGTCTATTAAGAAATTAGCTTTGCCTTTGGTTCTAGCATGTGGTTCGATTTGATCTCGATAATAAAATTGCATGAGACTTTTGTGAGTCATGCCTGAGATCTTTGCAATATGAGCAAAACTCAAACCATCTGCTCTTAAATAATCTACTGCTTTTACAAAGTCATTAATATTGAAATAATGTTTTGCATAATAGTCGTAAGCATCGGCAAACAACTTTTCCTTAGACTCGCTTTGTGCGGAAGTCATCTCTATTTTTTTACTCATTTGGTTTTCCTCTTTTCAACAAAGCTGACGTATGGACGATCTGATATTTCAGTAGTCAAACCTTCAGCTAATTTATAGTAATGGGATGGATGTTGTTCAGCTAGAGTAGAAGTTTTTCTTTTGTCTTCTTTATACTCTATTTGAAATGGCCAAAGATTAGCTGGCACCTTGCCTTCGGCATGTATCTTTGCAACATAGTCTTGATCCCAAGATTTCTTCAAACGGTACTCAACTTTAATATCAGAATCTAAATCATCAAGGGTTACTCGATGAGATCCCCCGGTATTACTAAGCTGAATTACTTGATCGTTTACTCTTGGGTGTCTTGCTATTGCAATGTCTAACTCTTTAGATTCCTCACGGAGTTTCTTTTGCCACAGCAAATTCTTTTTCTTTCTTTCGATAAGTTCTTGGAGTTCGTCGAACTCGGTTTTCTCTTTTATATCGTTCATAAAATCTCTCTTTAAATTTGTTCATTGCCAATTAAATAGATAAAGATTCAGAATGTCAAACACTTTTTTAAATTAATTTATACAAATATGTAAAAAAAAATATACATTATGAAAATGCTTCTCTATAATAACGCCATGAATAAATTACAAGAATATATAAAAAACAGAGGCAAAGAGAATGTTGCAACGATATGTGATGTATCAGTACATGCAGTCAGCTCTTGGTATTATGGAACAAGACAACCTACAGTCAAACAAGCTAAAAAGATTATGTTGGTTACTAATAAAGCTCTTAACTGGGAAGACATCTATGGACCTATTGAGGAAGAGGCTGAAGCATAACAAATAATTTTGGGAGAAATATGTCGCTGATACTAAACGAAAATAAATCTTGGGAAAATATTTCCGAGGAAGCCAGACAAGAGATGATTTGGTCTTTCTGGGAAGAAGGCTTTCATTTAATACCTTGTGGTTCTCGAAACGAAGCTATCCCAGAATACTTTAGAAAGCGTCATCCGTTTGAAGACGATGACAAGCTCAGTGCAAAATGGGCAAAGACACCCAGAGTCAGATGGGAAACTTATCAAAGAAGACAACCCACGCAAGAAGAATTAAGAGAGTGGTTGGCTCGATATCCGGGAGCCAACTGGGCTGCTATCACTGGGATAACTTTTGTTGTCCTAGATTGCGATAGCGAAGAGGCGGTCAAGTTCGTAGAATCTGGTCAAGTAACTAGATCGCCTCTTAAACAGAAGACTCCTCGCGGTGGCTATCATTATTTTTATCAAGTCAATGAAGGTCTGAATGTCAGAAACATGACTGGTAAATTAGATGTCAGAGGCGAAGGTGGTTACGTTATGGTTTCACCTTCTACTAAATATTTTTTTGAAACAGCAGCTGGCTTGGTCGTGAACGACATCGATGATTTGCCGATGCTTAATATGGAAGACTTGAACAACATACATGATTACAATCAATCGGATAAGGTTACTTCGATTCTAGATAATAAAAACAAACTCACTGCTGACCCAGTAGATGTTGGTCAAAGAAACGATACCTTGGCTAGATTGATTGGTAAATGGATTAAAGAAGGTTGGGGTTATCGTGAAGTCTTGATTAAATGTTTTGATTGGAATCAAACTTTGCAACAACCTTTACCCTTTCCAGAAGTATTGCAAACATGTATGTCGATTACCCAAGGACATATCAAACGACACCCAGAAGATACGGATGCTGGTATCTTAGAATGGAAAACTAGTGAATGGGAGATAGATTTAAAAGATGAACTCAAAGAGATTATGGATCAAGAAGATCCTATCATCGACCAAAAGCGTAAAGATGATTTAACAGACCCACTAGGTTTAAAACCTTACAACGATGAGTTCTGGACTGGCTTGGAGCCTAGTTCTATTGGTCAGTTTTGGGGTGATTGTTTTATCTTTGAACAATCTAGATGTTTGTTGATTGGTAAACCCAAGATAGGTAAGTCGCATTGGCTTGGCGGTTTTGCTGCGGCAGCCACAACTGGACAATCATTTATGGGCAAACCTTTTACGCGTCCTTGTAAAGTTATGTGGTTGCAAGCAGAGATTATCCAAGAGTTCTTAAAAAATAGAATCGATACTTACTACCAACCTTACATGCATGACCCAGACTTGATGGCGATGGGACATGCTAACTTGATACCGACTGGTAGATTGAGAAAGAATTTAATGAGAGATAAAGATATTGATGGCATCGCTAGAAGTATTGAATATCATCAGCCAGATATTGTGATGATTGACCCTATCATTAATTTTTTTGATGGCGAAGAGAACAGCAACCAAGAGATACATAATTTATTATCTAGAGTAGATCGTTTGATTGAACTCTTTGGTGTTGCAGTAATCATCGCACATCATACTGGTAAAGAAAGAGCCGACGACGCTTCGTTTATGTCAGCACGTGGTGGTTCTGCTTTTGCTGGGTGGATGGATTCTGGTATCAAACTCATGGGACAAAAGCCAAATGTAACGATGTTCTATGAAGCAAGAAACGCAAGGGAGCCAGATACACACTTGGCTAGATTTGATTTTGAAAAAGGAACATGGGACATGGTTGATTTTGACGAGGGTCCAGATGAAGTAGATATTGCTCAGAAGGTAGCTGATGCAATGGATAGAATTACTTTCTATACAAGACAAGAGTTAGAGATCTTGGCAAGACAAGCGTTGAAAGAAAACAATTTACCTAGTGGCGAACGAGCTGCAAGATACGCGGTTAGTCATGTGCAAAAGTATTTAGGCGATATAGTTAAGACTCATGCTATCCCTGGAAAACAAACTTGGCATTATCGATTTGATAACAAGGGTAGGAAACCTTGGGAATGATTGGTACAATTTGTATATGAAAGTTTTAAGTTTATTCGATGGCATGAGTTGTGGTCAGTTGGCACTGAATAGACTCGGCATCAAAGTCGATAAGTATTACGCAAGTGAGATAGATAAGTATGCGATACAAGTTACTCAAGCAAACTTCCCAGAAACAATACAAGTTGGCGATGTCTGTAATTTAAAAGCAGAAGATTATCAAGACATAGATTTAATTTTAGCTGGTAGTCCTTGCCAAGGCTTTAGTTTTGCTGGTAAGCAGTTGGCTTTTGATGATCCGCGTTCAGCGTTGTTCTTTGAATTTATTAGATTGTTGAAAGAGATCAAGCCAAAGTATTTTTTACTTGAGAACGTCAAGATGAAGAAAGAATTTCTGGAAGTCATTACCGATCAAGTATCAGCTTGTTATCCAGAGTTTCAAGGTAAAGATTTATTTGGTGGCAAGATTGAACCGATATTAATTAATAGTGCTTTGGTATCAGCACAATCTAGACAAAGATATTATTGGACAAACATACCTAATGTTGAACAGCCAGACGATCTGGGCATAGTATTGAGAGATGTTTTAGAAGACGAAAGTCAAGCAGATTTGGTTGGCAATAACGGTAGAGAAGCATTTAAAGAAAATATACAGAAAGGCACTGCTTTATTAGCTAGAGATTGGAAAGGTTGGAATACTTATGGCATGACTGGAGTACAAACTACACCCAAACAAGTAGGTATAGCATCAGATATTAATGGTCATGACATTTTAAAAAGAGTGTATAGCCCAGATGGTAAGTCGCCTACTTTGAATACTATGGGTGGCGGTAATCGTGAACCCAAGGTAGTTTCTGGAGGTGCTTTTCGCGGTAGAGCTTACGATGATAAAGGCAAACGCATGGATAAAAATGGCAACTCGGTAGCTAACAAAACAAAACAAATGTTAGAAATGAGAAAAGACGATAAAGCAAATGCAATAACTACAGTAGGCAAAGATAGTATTGTGGTATCAGAAAAAACTAATCAGATAAATCCTAGTAAAAAAGCTAGTGGCAGACAACCTTACATACAAGACAGAGTCTTTCACAAAGATGGTAAGTCACATGCTTTGACAGAGTCTTTTGCTGACAGAACAAATGTTGGCGAACACAGTGATTTAACTTGGCGGAAACTGACGCCCTTGGAATGCGAAAGATTGCAGACAGTCCCAGACAATTACACTGATCATGTATCAAAGACACAAAGATATAAGATGTTGGGTAATGGTTGGACAGTCAGTGTGATCTCACATATCTTGAGTAATATGGAGAGTCAATGAGAAACCCATACAAGATAGAAGGCCCCGCATTGATTAGTTTCTCTGGTGGTAGAACGTCTGGCTTCATGTTGAAGCAGATAGTAGATGCTCACGATGGTGTCCTCCCAGAAGATGTGCACATAACTTTTGCAAACACTGGTAAAGAAATGCCTGAAACTTTGGATTTTGTCAGAGATTGTGGCGAACATTGGGGCGTCAAGATCAATTGGTTAGAGCTAGAGATAGGTGAAGAACGGCCGATATATCGTACAAAAATAGTGAACTATGAGTCAGCTTCTAGAAATGGTGAGCCCTTCGCTGCTTTGTTAGATAGAAGGGCGTACCTACCGAACCCAGTAGCTAGATTTTGCACAGCCGAGATGAAGATTAGAAGAATGAAAGATTTTATGTGGAAGGTTCAAGGCTACAAACACTGGGACAATATCCTTGGTTTGCGACATGACGAGCCGAAGCGTGTAGCCTCATCGCGTAATGCTTCGACTAAGGAGCGTTGGGATAACTACATGCCTATGTATGAAGCAAAGCATGGGATAGATGAGGTATTAGAATTTTGGCAGAAAGCTAACTTTGATCTGAGTTTACCGACAATCAATGGTCAAACAGTAGCTGGTAATTGTGACTTGTGTTTCTTGAAGGGACGCAAAACTCTCAATGCCTTGATGAAGGAACGACCTGATCTAGCAGATTGGTGGATTGCCCAGGAGAATAGATTCGGTAATGAGTCTGGCGCAACCTTTCGATCTGACAGGCCGCCCTACATTGAGCTCGTTGAGGAGGCAAAAAATCCTAAGATGTTGGATCTATTTGAGGACGATAGTATGTCGTGTTTTTGTCATGATTAAGCTAAAAAACGGTTGTGCAACGCTAATTGGCGATTTTGCACAGCGTCTGAAAAAAGTCAATAAAATCAATGACTTAACGATTGTGCAGTTGTGCAAGTGCACATGCCTGCACATGCGCACAGCGTACGCTGAAACCCTTATGTTTATTGGGTTGTGCAGTTGTGCGGTTGTGCACTTCTATAAGAAGGGAAAGAGTGGGGATAAATCCCACATTCCCACTCCCTTTTTCTTTCTTAATATAATTAATAAAACAGTGAGGTAAAACATGGGAAGAGTAAAATGAGAGGTACAAAGATAAGGTACAACGGAAGGTTGTCAGAAAAAACATTAGAAGATGTAAGAATCGGTGTGAATAGGAGATTGAATGCAAAGGAAAAGCAAAAGGCCAAAGTTGAACGATGAGATTATTCATACTGAATACACTTACGATAGAGTTAATCGAGGAAAAGTAATACAATTATTAGATATGCAGTTTTTGTATCAGATGAAAGATGGTTCAATAAGGCATTGTATGTTTGATGAAGACTGGAGATTTGTAACAGATGGCAAAACCAAAAAAGAAATTAACTAAAATGCAAGAGGTCTTTGTGAACTTGATGGTGTATCAAGATCTCAATCAAAGTGAGTGTGCTTTTCGTGCTGGATTTAAAAATCCAGAAGTTATTGCCAGTCGTATGATGAACAATGAAGAATATTCGCATGTCCAAGAGAGGATTAGGGATATGAAAGCTCTACAAAGGAAGAAGTATGATATTACTTTTGAGAATGTAGCCGGGAAGTTAGCAACAATTAGAGATGCTGCGGCATCAGATGGATCGTATGGACCTGCAGTAAATGCTGAGATAGCCAGAGCAAAATTAGGCGGACTCATGGTTGATCGCAAGGAAGTGCGGTTTGGTAAGATTGACTCTATGAGTAGAGAAGAACTGGAAAATAGATTGAATCAACTCATAGAAGAAAATCAAATCAAATCAATAGATGGAGAAGTTAGAGT